ATCTGAAATTCCAGAAACATATCGTGATAGAGATAACATACTGAGAACGACAGTCCGTTTCGCTCACTATGATGGTTCTGGCGAAGCAACAGTTTCTGGTGTTACAACAGATTCTGGTAAGTATTTCGGAACAAGGGGATTTCTCAGCTGGGATAAGAAGTTGCAGGACAACTTCTATTATCAAGAATATTCGTATGTTCTGAGAGCGAATAAACGCGTCTCTGATTATAGGGATATTGTAAAGAAAGTTCTTCATCCAGCTGGGACAAAAATGTTTGGTGAGCAATTAATCACCATTACAGCTAATATTCCGCCAACAGCTGTTGTTGTTGTTCCAACAGATTATAATGTTATCGTTTCTGAGGCTGCAGTTGCTAATGCATCACTTGTTGGGTATGCCTCACGAATTGCCAATAGCGCAGAATCGTTTAGCGCAACTGAAACTGAAGTTGCCTATGTCGATAGACCAGGAACTGTGTCCGAATCGGTTACAGCTACAGAGTCTGAAGCTGTTGTCGTTGATTTCGTCGATAGCGTTTCCGAATCTGTCACGACTACAGAAACTGAAGTTGTTCAGGTTGATGCTGGTGCGACAGTTTCCGAATCTGTTACAGCCACAGAAACTGAAGTTGTTCAGGTTGATGCTGGTGGGGCAGTTTCTGAATCTGTTACAGCTACAGATTCGGAGGTTGTCGTTGTTGCTAAGATTGGCAATATCTCTGAATCGGTTACAGCTACAGACCAGCCGATCGTTTCTCATTATAAATTGGATGAGTACTATATTTCTGTACAGTATGCTAACAACCAGATTCTACCATATCAAAGCACTCAGATTACAGTTTACGATGATATTACAATTGCAACCTTTGACGGCACGCCAAGATTCGTCACTGCTGTTTCACCAGACGAAGGAACAACTGCTTCGTTCGCTGGTGGAACGCTCAAAGCCAATACTGGTACAATTCAGGTTGGCGGATATGGTTCAAACCTTATTATCGTTCCTATCGGCGATACGTGGGATGGTTCTACTCTGTACACAGTCAACACAATCTTCTCGAATACTGCGATGTCGATTCGTCAGTTCTTCGAGCCAGTTACCGCAAACGCAACATTCTCTTATTCTACTTCGAGTTAAGAGTATAAATAGCAGGAATCTGATTAACAGTTCCTAAAATTCAGGAGGAAATAATGCCAGTAGAAAAGATTAACGTCTATGATGCAGCTTCTGCGGGAGTTACTCGCGGCGCTGCACAGAGTGAAGGGGTAAATGCAGAGGGCATTTACACAGTAACATGCTTCGGTTCAGATGGACAAGAAAAGTGGCAGGACACATTCGAGAACACAGTCGTGACAGTCGGCAAGAATGCTCTTCTTGATGTTTTCTTTGCAACTGGCGCTGTCGGTGTTGGCAAAACAACTTGGTACATGGGTCTAACCAACTCGGCTCCAACAACTTCTGCTGGTGACACGATGGCTTCTCATGCTGGTTGGTCGGAAAAGACTGATTACACAGAATCGGCTCGTCCTGCCGTTGCATTCAGCGCAGCGTCTTCTGGTAGCAAGGCAACTTCTGCCAATGTTAGCTTCTCGATCAATGCAACTGCTACGATTGGTGGTGCGTTTATTGCTAACAATAGCACCAAGGGCGAATCTTCAAGCACTCTGTATTCCGTCGGCGCATTTACTGTCGGTGACAAGATTGTCAGTTCTGGTGATACGATCAACGTAACATACACTGCATCTGCATAATAGGATATTTTTATGGGCGGTATTGTAACCGAGCATTTTCGTCTCAATAACGCAGAGCATTTTTACGAGGCTCTGAGTGAAGCTGAACCTACAACCTACTATATCTTCATTGGTCACGTCGAACCATGGAGTGTTGAAAGTGTTCCTGGATCACCCAATAACTCCTATCTGAGTTCTGAGTATGATGCATGGAGAGATATGGTTGCGCTAAAGCGTGTTCAGGCTTCTGATGCTGCGTTTTTTGCACCAAGACGAGACTGGTCGAACAATACTCTTTATTATCAGTATAATGCAAGAACGACAAATCTAGCAACCAAAGCATATTATGTTCTTCAAACTGACGATTATAACGTGTATAAGTGCATCGATAATAACAATGGTGCGAACTCTACTGTGAAACCTACTGGAACTGGCACCAGTATCATTTCTACAGCAGATGGCTATCGATGGAAATACATGTTCAACATCAGCGAAGCAGATCGTAATAAGTTTATGCTTCCAGATTGGATCCCTGTTAAGAAAATCACATCAGATGATGGTAGTGATCAGTGGGATATTCAGGCTGCAGCCGCCAATGGTGCTATCCATCAGATTGATATTGGTAATAATGGAAGTGGATACTCTTATCATACTGCAAACGTTGCCGGTGCAAATACAACTGCAGTAAAACTTGGTTCGGGTGCTTCGGGCAACGATGCGTTCTATGTCGATTCTGCTCTGTATATTTCTTCTGGTAAAGGTCTCGGTGAACTTCGTAGAATCATTCGTTATGATGGTTCGACGAAATACGCATATATGAACAGCGTTTTCACTATAGCTAAGACGCCGAACACTCAGTCGCAATATATTGTAAGCCCAAGAGTTGTCATCAAAGGCGACAGTGGTTCTTCTACATCAAACCGCGCAACTGCATATGTCTCAAATACTGCTGGTGGTTTGGTTAGAAAGATCACTATGGTCACCGAAGGTCTTAATTATTCTATTGCGAACGTTACAATTGTTGCGAATGTTGGTTCTGGCGCAACAGCGATCCCTGTGATTTCTCCTCCTGGCGGACATGGATCCGATCCAACGCATGAACTTTTCGCATACAACGTTGTGCTGAATACGCAGTTCATTGGCGCAGAAGGAAATACTCTGTTCACAAACAATGATTTTAGAGCAGTCGGTTTGGTTCGCGATCCTCTTCTTCGTGTTGGCTCAGCAGCTAATGCGTCAATCATTGATCAGTGCAGCAGACTGACTCTTACTAATGTCTCTGGTGACTTTACTGCGGATGAATATGTTACTGGTGATACGAATGGTTGCCGCGCTATTGTTACTAGATTTTCAAATACAAATGCTTCTGGTACCGAAGGTATTCTTCGTGTAACAAGCGTAACAACAACTGGAACAGGTAAACTGTTTGAAGTTGGCGGAACAGTAACTGGTGCAACTTCTGGCGTCACAGGAACTATCTCTGATTACACTAGACCTGCTTTGAGAGAGTTTACTGGAAGAATTCTGTATTACGAATATCGCCAGCCAATTGCACGTGCCGCCGACCAAACAGAAAACGTAAAATTCATTGCGAAATTCTAAATATATAGTATAGAATTAGAATTCAAGGAGTTCACGAATGGCAACTCAAGCCAATACATTTAGTCTCGTAACGAATCTAAATACAGATCCATATTACGACGATTTCGACGAAACAAAGAATTTCCATAAAATTCTTTTTCGTCCTGGTGTTGCTGTACAGGCTCGCGAACTCACGCAGATGCAAACTATTCTGCAAAACCAAATCGATAGATTCGGTGAGCATGTGTTTCGTGAAGGTTCACCAGTTCGTGGTTGCGAAATTAATGTTGATACCCATTACAACTATGTTAAACTAAGAAATTTGCAGAGTGATGGTTCAACTGCTGCTAATGTATATCACTTCACTATCGACGGGATTGTAAAGGGTCAAACTTCAGGCGTTCTTGCGCAAGTCTTAAAAGTCAACGATGGCGCGGAAGCTAATACACCAAATTATAAAACTCTGTTTGTGAAGTATGTCGCTTCTAACACAAACGGATATACAGAATTCGCAAATAATGAAATTTTGCAACTTGTTGCTAACACCGATGTAACAGCGAACACAATTACAGCAAGTTCCACTGGGTTCGGTTCTGCGATTACTGTCGGTTCTGGTATTATTTTTGCTAAAGACCATTTCATTCGTGTGGCAGAACAAACAATTGTTCTGGACAAATACACTAACAAACCAACATATTCAGTTGGATTTAATACTACCGAAAGCATTGTAACATCTGTCGATGATAGCAGCCTCCAGGATCCAGCAAATGGCGCATACAATTATGCTGCTCCAGGTGCGAACAGACTGAAACTTAATCCAGTTCTAACAAAAGTTGCTGCTGGAACAACCAACTCGAATAACTTCACGTTGCTTGTTCAACTGAAAGATGGTTTGTTGCAGGTTAAGGCAGATGTTCCTCAGTATTCCAAAATCCGTGATGAACTTGCGAAAAGAACGTATGAAGAGTCTGGCGACTATATTGTCCGTGGGCTTCAGCCTCGCGTTAGAGAACATCTAAAGGTCGCAAACAATCAGGGTGTGTATACTGCTGGTGAAGGCGGCGATGCAAACAATCTCGTGATTGCGGTTCAGCCAGGAAAGGCATATGTCCAAGGCTACGATAACGAACTGCGCATAACAGAAAATATCACTATTCAAAAGGGTATTGACTACGAAGATGTCAATGACGCAAAAACATATGCCGATTATGGTAACTATGTTGTTGTCGATAACGTAGTTGGCGCTTGGGACCTAGATAATCAGGCTATCGTTTCGATCCGTGATGCAGAACATAAAGCTGCATCTAATGGTCAGTTTTCTACGACTGGTCCTGTTGGTGCACAAATCGGAACTGCTCGTGTGAGAGATATTCAGTATGTTTCTGGAACTCCAGGTAGCGCCGAAGCACAGTATAGACTATATCTTGGCGACATCAAGATCACGGCAGATACGAAATCGTTTAAGAATGCACGTTCTATTCACTACGATGGATCTGGTTCGAGCCAAGCCAACGGTAAAGCTGACATTCTGAATTCTACTGGCTTGAGCGCCAATACTCAGGATTCTGCCTTTGAGAGCGCAGTGTTTAGACTTCCTGCTCGCGCTATCCGCAGGGTTAAGGATTCTGGTGGCACAGTTGATACAGATTGGATCATCAACAAAGAACATAATGCATCGTTCAATACTTCTGGTGTTGCTACATTTAATAACAGCGCAGACACCACAGAAACATTTATTGGTTCTGGAACTCTTTCTGATGCTGTTGCTAGAGAAAACTTCTACGTTGTATTCAATCAGAATGCGAACACAGCAAACCTGACAGGTACAATTTCTCTTTCTGGCAATACAGTAACTGGTACAGCAACTTCGTTTACAACTGAATTGAACGTCGGCGACGTTATTTCAACGACTGGCGTTGATGCTTATGTTATTAGCTCAATCACAAACACCACATCTGCTAAGGTTCATGGAAGCGGTCATTCTGCTTCTGGTGCTTTCCATCGTAGATTCTTAAAGGGTCAAGTTGTTGATATGGGCGGCGTCGGTAAGAATGGTGATAGAAGCATCTCTGTTTCTAGCGGGACTTCCGTCACTGTTACCCTGAACGATAATCTTGGTGCGACTGCATCGATGACTGCTATTGCAAGAATGAGCAAGGCAGATGTTGCTGCAGCAACAAAATCTGTCATTAGAAACAGACACGTTAGAATCGTCACCAACGCTGCAGCTTCTGGTACACAGTATGCAGGAAATACAAGCGGTCCTTGGCCACTTGGTATTTCTGATGGTTTCTATCTGCGCGAAGTTAGAAAGTCTTCAGCATTTGCTTCAAACACTGCTGGCAAAGATGTCACTTCGCACTTCTATCTCGATAATGGTCAACGTGATAGCGTTTATGACCACTCGAGGCTTGTTAAGAAACCAGGAAGCAATCTAACGATTTCTTCTGGAGAACAGCTGCTCGTTAAGTTCGATCACTTCACTCATGGGCAGCGTGAACGTGGATATTTCACCGTAGATTCTTATCCTGTAAATGATGCTTCTCCAACTGGAAGTAATATTGCGACCTATGAGATTCCTATTTACGTTTCACCGAAAACAGGGTACACGTACGATCTCAGAGATTCTCTCGATTTCAGACCCAAAATTACTAATACAGCGAACAGCGTCACCGATGTGACAAATATATCTACAAACCCAATCACCTCGACTTCGATCGATGAACCTTCTGGTGGGTTGAGATTCCCATATGCTGGCGCTGTGTTTAACGCAGATTTGAGTTATTATATTGGTCGCGCCGATCTCATCACGATGACAAAAACAGGTAAGATCGAGACGACTCGTGGCGTTCCTTCTCTCGCGCCAAAAGCCCCAACTCAGCAGAACGATCTTATGACGATTGCAGTTGTTGATGTTGCGCCATATCCATCTCTCCCAGATGAAATCGCTCGTCGTAATAACAGACCAGACTATGCAAACAGTCTAAGAACTGTCAAGAACGAACGCTTCACAATGAAAGATATCGGTGTTCTACGCGATCGTATCAATCGGTTGGAATATTATACCTCTTTGTCACTGCTAGAAAAAGCTGCACAAGATGCGCAAATCAGCGATTCTCTTGGCAACCAGAGATTCAAGAATGGTTTCCTTGTTGATCCGTTTGTTGGGCATAGCGTCGGTAATGTGTATGATCCAGACTACCGTATTTCTATTGATCCAGCAAAGCGTGAGGCTCGTCCTCCATTCAAGCTGGATAACATTGAGTTATTCTACAATGCAGCAAACAGTAGCAATATTGTTCGCACGAACGTAACAACTTCTGGCGTTTCGCGAGATCAGGTTGTTACAGTTAATGGTGGAACATTCTCAAATGGTGAAACATTAACTGCTGGTTCATACACTGGAACTCTGCGTTGGCAGGTTGGTACCAAACTGTATGTAGAAAACGCAACAGGCAATTTTGCTGCTGCATCTGCCATTACTGGCGGGACCAGTGGAACAGCAAATACGATCGCTTCTGTTACAACAACAGTTCCTGGTCGTGTTATGACTCTTCCATATTCTCATGATTTGGTGCTTAGTCAGAAATATGCAACATCTACTCGCAATACTGCTGGTGTGTTCTGGAGTTTCAAGGGAAATATCACACTATCGCCTCGAGACGACTATTGGGTCGACACTGTAACCCAGCCAGAACTTCAGGTCAATTTCGATAATAATGGCGATAACTGGCAAACACTAGTGGATGCTTGGGGAACGCAGTGGGGCGATTGGTCTGTGGTCGCTACAGGCGAGCCTGTTAAGGTTGGCGATGCTGTGCGATTTACTGGCGTGACTCAACAGGTTGGTAATCGGCTTGTAACGAATGTCTTTGAATCGCAAGAATATCAGCAAACAATCACTTCTGAACAGCTTGGAACTCAACTTGGTTTCAATTTGAATACTCAAGTCGAAAGCATCGGAAATGTTGTCAGAGATGTTAATATTCAGCCATTTATTCGTTCAAGACCAATCACATTCAGCGCTGTTGGAATGAAGCCATCATCTCGTCTATATGCATTCTTCGATGGGATCGATGTTAGCTCTTACATTACCCCAACTGATTCTTCTTATGCTAACACAGCGAACGAAGGTGGAGCATTAACATCAAACTCCGATGGCGAAGTTTATGGAATATTCAGAATTCCAAATAACGATGAGATTCGCTTTAGAATTGGCGATAGAGTTTTCAGATTAACAGATAGCGTCAACAATTCTGGAATTATTGGATCTGTAACAACTTCAGCAGAATCAACATATTCTGCTCAGGGTCTTGTTACAACTTCACAAGAAGTTACTATTGGTACAACAACCCCAGAGTTTTTCCAGCAAACCGTTTCGCAGTTGTCTTCTGCAACAAATAGTTGGACAACTACAAGTCAGGCTGGTCAAATCGTAGAAGAAGTCGAACGCGACGACGATGATGATAATGATCCCATCGCTCAAACTTTCCTTGTTGACACAAATAGTCTTGGAAGAATTGCTGGAACTGGTGCATATCTAACCAAGGTTGATCTGTATTTTGCAACAAAAGACGAAAAGTATCCTGTGATCATCGAGATTAGAGAAGTTGATTCAAACTCTGGATACCCAACTCCTCGAGTTGTACCACATGGTCGTAAGATCATTGCTTCTAGTCAAGTTAATGTCAGTTCCGATGGCACCGTGCCAACTCCAGTATATTTCAACGCACCAATTTATCTTCAGAATGGGAGACAATATGGTATCGTTGTTAAGCCAGGAGCAAACTCCCCGAACTACAGCGTTTGGATTGCAAGACTCGGCGAGAACGATGTTAAGACTGGCGAGCGCGTGAGCAAGCAACCAGCTGCTGGTATTCTATACGCTTCTGCCAATGACTTGACATACACAGCTCTACAAGATGAAGATATGAAGATGAATATCTATCTTGCGGATTTCTCGACAGTTTCGCAATCGGGAACGCTTGTTATAAAGAATGAAGATAAGGATTTCATGACTATCACAAATGCTTCTGCTGCTTTCATTAAGGCTGGCGAGCAAATTCATGGCGAAACTTATCTAAAGGGTGTGTTTGCCAATACACAAGATCTGTTTATTTCTAACAACAGCACTTATGTACAAGGTGCAACTTCTGGCGCAACAGGCATCCTAACATATATCAGCACTGCTAATAATGAAATGCGTGTGAGAAATGTTACTTCTGGAGCTAAGTTTAAGGGTGGAGAAATAGTTCGTATCCGCTTGCTTGGTGTTGGCGGGACGATCGTCGGTAACTCTACTGGCGCAATTCATTCAGCAACATATCCAAAGGGAACTCAGTCTTACTATAACAATTCTTCAATAAATCTTGCAAACTCGGCAATGGCATATCTTCATGTTGCTAACGTATCGTTTGCGAACAGCGGACCAGCTGCTAGTAACAATAGGACATTCTTGTCTAATCGCTGGATCACTGGTCAGACAGATGGATATGTTGCTAAGATTTACTCTCTTGATTCACTTGGCGCAGATCTGGTTAATATCAAGGCAGATTATCTAACGCCATCGAACTCTGCAGTTACGTTGACGACTAAGTTTGCTACAAGTACTTCGGCAAGAGATACATCTTTCCGCCGAACAGAATTGAATATCGATCAAGAGTTTGCTGCTCGTAGATATGTTCACAGCTATAGCGCAGAAGCAAATACAAATCTGACTTCTGCTACTATGAAAGATGGCTCTGTCGAAATGAGGTTTGCTCTCACATCAACGAGCAGATATTCTTCGCCAGCGTTTGATACCAATCGTGTCTCGATGAGTATCGTAGAAAACCTTCTGGATACTTCGGCAACAATTGGTGCATCTGAAGCTAATACTGCAAGTGGTGGTAACTCGAGAACACGTTATATCACTCGTCGAGTAACTTTAGCCGAAGGTCAAGATGCTGAAGATTTGACTGTATATCTTGATGCTTATATGCCGGCAAGCAATGGAATTGATGTATTCTATAAGGTTCGTCATGCAGACGATAGTGATACATTCGACGATGCTTTCTGGATTAAGATGGAACAGGCAACTGCAAATACAGTTGTTTCTAGTAGCGAAAATCGCGGTGACTTCAGAGAACTGCAGTTCAATGTCCCCGCATATCCAACAGGATCAAATGGTCGTGGTGATAGTGGTCTGTATGCCAACTCTTCGCCAACTAATGTTCTGTACTATCGCAATAGTTTGGGTGCGCAGTATTCTGGATTCAAGTATTTTGCTGTCAAGGTTGTCATGTATGGAACCAATCCTGGAAATGTTCCACGTATCAAGAACCTCAGAGCAATTGCGCTGCAGAAGTAAGATGAGAACTAAAAAGGTAGAAAACTTTCCTGGACTGGTGCGCGATATGTCTAATAAGGCTATTATCAATACAGATAAAGATGCGTTAGAGACATATAAGAAAAAAAGGCAACACACTATGAGCACACAAGAGGCTATTGACGATATAAATAACGTCAAGAACGAATTAAGAGAAATAAAGCTGATGCTCAACCAGCTTTTACAAAATAGGAGTTAGACTCGTGGCGGCAATTGCAAATGTAGCATTATCGAATACGTTTGATACGTGGCGAACTCGTACAAATACAGTTAGCACGAGACTGAACCAGTTCGCGATCAATGAATCTTCTCTGTATGCAAATACAGTTACAGCAAACGTCTCTCTTGCAGCTTCGGGAACCGCAACAGTAACTGGACTGTTCACTGCTTCTGGCAGAGCAACAGTCGGAACAAATCTAACTGTTACTGGTAATACAACTTTCTCGACTGCAAACACAAAACTAGATATGAGCGGTTCTCGCTTGACGGATTATTCCGAATATGCAGAATCTATCACGAATTCTGGCACAGCAAAAACAATTGCTGCTACCAGTAATGTTGTCCGTTATACTCTAACAGACAATTTAACTCTGACTCTGCCTTCTGGTCAGCCAGAAGCTGCTCCCGCTGTTAAGACCATTGTTGTTTATCTGAAACAAGATGGTGTCGGAACAAGAACAGTTACCTTCGCTGCTCCTGCAGGTGAGTCAATTTCTTATAATAACAGTGCAACCCAGCCAGCTGCTCAGACTGGTGCAAGTAAAGTTTCTATCTATTCTTGCATGAAGTTTGATGCTGATCCTGTGTGGTATATCTCGCTGTCGTATATTGACGATTAAGACTAGGAGGCAAAAATGGCGAGCGATACAATTCGTTACGAAGAAATTTGTTTATATTACGAACCCAGTGATGATATTAGTGCATTGCAGTCATATCTCGATGACAATGGAATTTCTTATTCTGCACTAATTTATGAAGATGGAACAGAGTGTAAGGCGAATCTTGCAACTTGGGGTTACGGATTAGAAAATGAACAGATCGAAATTACATTCCCGATTGTGATTTATAAAGATCTTCGTTACGAAGGACCACCTGCTTTCCATATTACTTTCTACGCAAAATCTACGAGTGATTTTGCAGATGATTTTGTTTCAAAAGCAGAAAAAGAATAAAGGTAAGATAGATGCCACTTTCCGCATTTGCTCTATTAACAGATCCGATCATTCCAGCTGGTAGCACTACGTTCAATGCTCCTGGAAATTACACAGTGCCATATGGCGTTCGTGTAATTACAGTTGCTGGTTCTGGTTCGAGCGGTAATCCAGGAAATAGCGGAAATCCAGGCACCAATGGTGCCGCAGGTAACGCCGGTGCTGGTGGAACAGCTGGAACTGCTGGTAATACAGGTCAGGCTGGTAATCCAGGAACCAACGGTAACGGCGGTGCTGGCGGCGCAGCTGGAAATGCTGGCAATCCTGGAGCACAGGGCAATGCAGGTAATCCAGGCACCAATGGTGCCGCAGGTAACGGCGGTGCTGGTGGAACTGCTGGTAATCCAGGCGCCACTGGAAATCCAGGTGCTGCTGGCGGTTCTGGCGGCGGTGGCGGCGGCGCTGGCGGCGGCAATCAAGATAAGTTTCCACAGCCCGGAAACCCTGGCGGTCCAGGAGGTCCAGGATCAGGGGGTGCTGCTGGTGGCTCCGGCGGTCCTGGAGCATTTGGGGGAACACCCAGCAACCAGACCGGTTCTCCCGGTCAGCCTGGCGCCGCTGGCAACAATGGTGGAGCTGGCACCACAGGAGCGGCTGGCTCAGGTGCAAATCCTGGTCAGGGAGGCAACCCTGGAACTGCTGGCGCCAACGGTAATGCTGGAACTACAGGCGCAGCTGGATCGGGAGCAACAGCTGGCACTGCTGGACAGCCAGGAAATCCTGGCGCACAAGGAACAACTGGCGCAAGCGGAACAGCTGGAACAGGAGCAAATCCTGGACAAGCAGGTAATCCTGGAACTAATGGTGCCGCAGGAACAGCTGGCACTGCTGGTACAAATGGATCTGCCAGTACATTTGGCAACAATATAACTTTTGCTGCTGGTACAGCTGGCAATGGCGGCGCAGCTGGAACTGCTGGTAATCCTGGAACTGCTGGAAACGCAGGCAATCCAGGAACCAACGGCAACGGTGGTGCTGGTGGTGCTGCCGGAACTGCTGGTAATCCTGGAGCACAAGGAAACGCAGGCAATCCAGGAACCAACGGCAACGGTGGTGCTGGTGGTGCAGCTGGAGCAGCTGGCAATCCTGGAACTGCTGGAAACACAGGCAATCCAGGAACCAACGGTAACGGCGGTGCTGGTGGTGCTGGTGGCAATGCTGGTGGCGGTGGCGGTGGCGGCTTCGGCGGCGGCGGGACTGGCAGCACAGGTTCACCAAACGGTAGTGGTCCAGCTGGCGGCGGTGGCGGCGGCGGTGGCAGCGCTCCCGGTCCGATCAATGGCGGTCCCGGCGGTCCTGGCGGTCGTTCAAACAATGGTGCTGCTGGTCAGCCAGGAAATGCTGGCGCCAACGGAACTGCTGGAACAGCTGGTGCTGCTGGTTCAGGTGCCACATCTGGCACTGCTGGTCAGCCAGGAAATGCTGGGGCTAA